TGCTCTCTCAGATAGGAAGTGAACCTCCATAGCATCTAAGCTAGAAGTCTCAGCACCACCTGCGGAACCTGTAATCCAAGTTTTGTAACGTCTGTCTTCGGTCTCGGAAGCACGGTAACGAACGTGAAGGAAAGGACGCTTAGCGTTCTGTCCAAGGATTTGGTCATAAACAGAAGTAGAGCCTGCAGGAACTAAAAGTCCGTTAACTCTACCTGAACCGGCAGTTGTTGGTAAACCACCACGCATAGTTGGGTCATTTAGATACTTCCAGTCAGACTTGTAGAAGTCATAACCTCTACGGAATCCAGTGAAACCTAAATTAAGAGCCATATCTCTGTCGTTGTCAAACAGGCCATATGAAGTACCGCCTGCTCCTTGAGAGTTTTGGGCAGCTAGCATATCGTCAATGTCAAAAGAGAAGTCTCTGTCAACAAATACAACATTCTCCTCGATAGCACCTTGCTTGTCAAGTCTAGAGATTAGTGAATCCCACTCAGATAGTGTAGTTGGATTGCCTGCGCCCCAAATGTTTCCTCTGTTCTCTACAACGTAGAAAATACCATCAGAACCTTTGTTGCCTACATCACCTGTAGCAGCGATTGCACCGGATGCAGCCTCTGCGGGAACAGCCTCAATCATTGCAGTCTCAAGATAATCGTCAAAACGTAGACGAGTCTCGTGCTCTGATTTCAAGTACCATAGGTAGCCTGAAGCACCGTTCTCGGTGGTAACCTCAACCCAGCCAATCTGCGCCATATCAGAACCTGATACTGCGTACTTATCCTTAATGATAATAGGGGAATTCTCGAAGATGAAATCATCAGCTTCTAGAGACCCTGCCATTCCTTCAGTTCCTTTTTTGAATTCAGAACCATAGATAAATACTGAGAAAACCTTCGCAGCACCTGCAACGAACATACCGCCAGCAGCATAGAATGCTACATCAAAGGTTCTTAATGCATAGTCAACTGCGGTAACGATAGCTTTTCCGCTACCTGCACCTGCGTTGTCAGAGATAAAGACAGTTTGTCCTACTCTAATTGCGATTGAACCTGATGCCGCATTTACGAAAGCAGGATTTAAAACGTCAGCAACCGTGAAAGTTGCTACGTCAGCGTTAAGTGCAGCCGGTGTGGATACATTGGTGTACTTAGTGTGTAACCTTCCTTGCTCAGCCCATTTGATAAGGTCAGAGTTAGAAGGCATTTCAGCACCTACCATTCTAAGGAAAGATGCGATTGTGCGATTACCGTAACGCTCGAATTCCTTTTCGTAAGTATCAGGAAGATACTGATTCAAGAAATCGAAGTTGGTAATGTAGTTTGTACTTACAGGCACTCTTTGTGCACTCGGTTGCAAGTCGAAACCGGGGATTGCGGATACAGCCATTTTTTTTATTTTTTAATGATTATTTGTTTCTATTCCTAATCTTTAAACCCTTACCGTGGTCTGGGTTTATAGACTTAATTTGCAGACCCGATTTTGTTGACGATGTCTCAGGAGCAGAGCGAGTTGTCATATTGACATTTTTTAACTTTCTCATTTGGTCATCCGCGGCCGCAGACTTCCCTTGCTCATAAAAGAACTTCGCAAACTTGTCAGGTTGCATCGCCATAGCTAATGACTTATGGTAACCCGCCGCGTCACGAATACTACCGTCCTCGGCCCTATGTTTTTCAACAAAAGAGGTGGGGTCGGATTGTATTTTCTGTAACTCAGCAGCATCACCAGGTGAAAATAGAACTTTGTTGTCGTCAAGCGTAAATTCAAAACCTTTGAACTCACTAAACACATCGTTCGTCTTTTCCAAAAAAACCTCTCTTATACGAGACGTTTCTTCTTCTGCCGTTTTAGCTTCAGCTATATACTGCTTATATGCCTCAGCATCTGCAGAACTTTCAGGAGACACATCCCTTCTCGACTCAAGAGGGACTTTGTATTTTTCCTGTTGTTCAGCAAAGTAATCTTTGGCTTTCGCAATAGTTTTTTTCTTTGCCAGTTTAATTTTCTTAATCTGCCGTTCGTCATCAATATCCTCATCGAAACCAAAATCTTCCAATAAGTCATCAATGTCTTCAGGGTCTAAACCCCTCTCGGTTGCAGTAAGATAATCTCTCAGCAATTTATCAGGTGACATTTCATCAAAGTCCTTCTGTAATTCATAGAAGTCATTGATTCCTCGACCTGTTTCTTTTTTGTATTTAAGGTACTGGGAAACATCTTCGGGGAGGGTTTCATTCTCTTCCCTAGTTTGATTCAACTCATCCAATGAGTTAATCTCCTTCCCATACCTATTACTAATAAACTTTAGAACCTCATCCTCACTTAATTCTTGAGAAGGAACTTCTATATTTTGTTCAACCTCTGGAGTCTCCTCCTTGGTCGTTTCTTCTAAGACTACAGTCTCCTGCGCCTCATCGTTGACAGCTACTTCATCGGAGAATTTTTCTTCGTGTTTTTCCAACAGCTCCCTTTCGATTTGTTGAGACGATTTATTACCACCGTCTCCATCGTATGCCTTTACTTTAATTTCCATTTTATATTAGATTTAGATTTATACAAAGTTAAGCAATTATCTAGGGTTGAATTCCGCGAAGTCAAAACCATCAAGGCTGTCCTCGTTAGATTCAAAATTCTGTGGAGGAAGATTATTTCTCCTCTGATTAATCAACTTGCTCTGCTCTGTATTTTGTTGGCTTATTCTGGAAGATTTAGCGTTTTCTCTTTGGTCTTCCCTTCCCTGTAGCTGTTGGCTGTCTACCTGCCTCAGCTGCATATTCATTTCGAACTCTTCTCTCATCAACATAGACTTAAGCTGAGCCTCCTGCTTCATCTTTTCTATCTCAAAAGAAATGTCTGCCTGGCGATACTGCATCTTGGCTTGGGTCTCCATCTCCAGCTTCATCTGATTGGCTTGGACAGCCATCTCCTGAGCCTTCAATGCTTGCTGAGCCTGCATAGCCTGCTGTTGCATTGCCATCTGCTCTTCGCGCTCCTGCTTGCCAAGTCTCTTAAGTTTCAAGAGCTGGTTAGCAAGCTTCATATTTCTCAGCTCCCTAATGTCAATAGCGTCCTCAAGGTTAATATCACCCTTAGATAAAGCCATCTGGATGTTCTGCTCAAGCTGCTGACGCTGCTCCTCATCTGGAGACATCTCAATGAAAATACCGAAGTCATAGATGTATAGGTCATTGATATCTCCTAGGATGGAGACATTATACTTGCCAATCTGATTGATAAACTCTTCCTTGAAGTCAGAGTACTGCAGGATATCTGCTACCCTATAGGTTATAGCCTCAGCTAAGCTTCTATAGATATATAGACTTGCATCTAAAATGTGTCGGGTTGCGACATTTGAGTTAAGGGCGGCCATCTTCTGTAGACCAACTAATGAGTTAGGGTCCGGCGTACTTGCATCTCTAGCCTCATTCAATCCTGTAACCGTTCTAATCTGATTAAGGTAGTGGTTGTAGTTTGTAAGCAGCATCTGTGTTTTAGAAGAGCCTGATGAAGACTGCAACTCTTTAATAGGAACCTTCGCCTGATTATAGTCACCGTCTTGGGTATAGCTTCTTCCAATTACACTACCTGTTTGGAAGTACAACCTCAAAGCATCTTCAGGATTATAGGCTGCGCCTGTGCCCAGGTCTATCTCACTAAGACCATCTGCATCAATAAAGACACCATCGGGTACAACTCGTGATATTACCTGCTGCAGCTTCAGGTGGGTAATCTGAATTAAGTCAGCGAAAGGTATCATCCTTCGTACTAGAGACTCAATAGCCCCCTTGTACATTCTAGGTGCAGCGCAGACGTAGTTAGGGATGGCGTGTTGTGTGGCCGATTGAGGTCTAACCATATTCTCCATCATCTTCCACTGGAGTAAGATATTGGTTCCCATAACCATAACGCCCTCATACCATACGTCAATGGTCTTAGACTCTTTGGTGAAGTTACCCTCCTCCTGCATCTCTTCGGGCGGGTTGAAGGAATCGTCCTTCTCAATCATACTCACGTTGCCGTTATCCTTGACCTTCCTCTTATATACCACCTTCTTGGTGGTCTTGTAGTTGAAATACATCAAGGTGGCGGTATCCCTGTAGAAGACATCGTTCTGTTGGAACTGGGCTGTGTTATAGTAGTCGTACCAGCTCTGAGAAGATTGTGATATCTCTTCCAGGTCATCCTTGTCTAACGAAGGGTCAATCTTTGTTAGCTCTACAATGGGGAGGGTCTTAATCTCACCCCAATAGAAGCAGTCTTTAAAGT